GACAAGGTCAGCGGGCTGGTCTTGCCAACGCTTGCCGAAGGCAACGACCACGTTGCCGACGCGGTCCGGTACGCCGTTGAAGGCCTTCGCAGAGCCACTGTCAAGGCCGTTCCGATCGTGATACCAGTGCCCGTAGCCTCAAGGTGGTAAGAAATGTCAAGCGGATACGACGACGACGAAAAGCCTCGCAGGGGCGTACTCAAAGGCAAGCGGCTGCGTGAGGTGCACGAGGAGGCGCTGCGCAATTACGACCTCATCTACACCGCGCTGTACGAGGAACGACAGCAGTGCGTGGCGGACCGCGCGTTCTACCAGCTGGCCGGCGCCATGTGGGCTGGTCGCCTCGGTGAGCAGTTCGACGGCAAGCCCAAGCTGGAAGTCAACAAGGGCAAGCTCGCCGTCAACAGGGTCGTCGCCGACATGCGCGCCAACGAGATGCGGGTCACCTACCGCAGCAAGGACGGCAAGGCCGCAGACAAAACCGCTGAGACGCTGGCCGGCATTCTTCGTGCCGACGAGCAGGACAGCAACGCTGTCCTCGTCTACGCCAACGCCTTCAAGGAGGGTGTCGGTGGCGGCTTCGGTGCGTTTCGCTTGCGCGCCGTCGACGAAGACGAGGAGGACGACGAAGACGAGCGGCAGCGAATCCGTATCGAATGGATCCCCGACGCCGACACCTCGGTGTGGTTCGACCTCTCGTCTCGTGAGCAAGGCAAGGCCGATGCGCGCCACTGCTTTGTCGTGACCTCGATGTCGCGCGACCGCTACGAAGAACTCTACGGCGACGATGTCGACAGCTGGACCAAGTCGGACATGCTCCATTGGGGCAGCATCGAATGGTGCACGCCAGATCTCGTCTACGTCGCCGAGTATTACCGCGTCGAGGAGGTGCGCGAGAAGGTCACGATCTACCGGATGCTCGACCAGACGACCGAGCGCTACACCGACAAAGAACTCGACGACAACGAAGGGGTTTTGCGCGACGAGCTGAAGGTCAAGGGCGCACAGGCGATGCGCGAAAAGACCATGATGCGACGCAAGGTTTGCAAGTACACGCTCAGCGGCGTCGGCGTGCTGCATGAGTGCGTGATCGCGGGCAAACACATTCCGGTCATCCCGTTCTTCGCCAACTTCGCCGTGATCAACGGGGTCGAGCGATGCAGCGGCATCATCCGCACCCTCGTCGACGCCCAGCGCATCTACAACATGCAGCTGAGCAAGTTCGCCGAACTCGCCGGTGTGTCGTCGCAGTCTGTCCCGATCTTCACGTCGGAACAGATCTCGGGCCATGAAGCAGTATGGCGAGACGCCAACCTGAAAAACTACGCGTTTCTCACCGTGAACCCCGTCGCCGCCCTTGACGGGTCCATGCAGCACATGGGCCCGGTCGGCTACACCAAGCCCCCCGAGCTTGCGCCTGCGATGGCAGCGCTGGTGCAGATCACGGCGGCNGACATCAANGAGCTGCTGGGCAATCCGATGGGCAACGACACGGTGGTCAGCAACGTGTCGACCGAGACAGCGCTACTTGGCCAGCAGCGAACCGATTCGGCGTCGGCGCTCTACATCGAGGACTTCGCTGTCGCCATGACGCAGATGGGCGTCGTCTACCGCGACATGGCGCGCGCGCTCTACATCGAGGATGGCCGCGAGATGAAAACCGTTGGCGAGGATCGTACGACGACCGGCAGCGTGAGGCTGGCCGAGCAATACGTCACCGACAACGGGTTGATCGCAGACAACGATCTGTCGCGGGCCAACTTCGATGTGGCTGTCGAAGTCGGCCCGTCGTCGAGCTCAAAACGAGCCTCAGCGGTCCGCACGCTCATTGAGGCGGCGAAGGTGACGGCTGACCCGGCCACGCAACTGTTGTTGCTCTCAAAGGCGCTGGAGAACGTCGAGGGCGAAGGCATGTCCGACGTGAACGTGTATTTCAGGGCGAAGAACATCCGCCAGGGCATGGGTACGCCGACGCCAGACGAGCAAGCTGAGCTTGACGCAGAGGCGCAGGCGCAGAAGGCCGAAGACCCACAGCAGACCTACCTCAAGGCAGAGGCTGCGAAGTCATTGGCACTGGCAGACAAAGCCAAAGCCGACATGATGGGCACCCTCGCCGACGTGGAGAAGACGCGTGCAGAGGTCGCTGGCGTCGAGGCCAACACCGAGAAGACGAAGGCAGAGACGCTGGATCTCGTCGGCAAGATCGGGCAACCGCCGCCGCCGCGGCCGTTCCCTCGCTGACAGCAAAAGGCCCGCCGAGATGGCGGGCCTTTTCCTTTCATGGCTTTTTGCTCTCTTCGGTGTCGAGGCGTTCACAGACGATGTAGAGGATGGCGCTGGCCATGCTGATGCCTCGACCCTTGGCGAAGGCGCGCAGTTTCGCCCACGCCTCGCGTGGCCACGTCTGGCTGAGCCGGTAGGTGTCGGCGCTCGGCATCACACACCGCCGATTGCGAGCGCCACCACAAGGAAGCCGAAGACGACAACGCACCCGACCAGCATCAACTGGCGTGCCTCGAGACGCGCTACGTGGGCCTCTGACGCCTCAAGCTGGTTGATGGCCTTGATGGCCACGGCATCGGCGTTTTGCAGCGCCTCAAACAGCTTCTGGGCGGTCTGCGTGCTGGCCGACATGCCGGCGCGCAGGCGCTCGTTTTCGTCTTGGAGGATCTTGGCGCTGGCCGGCGACATCGGGACCTTGATTGCTGTGACCATCATGTCTCTCCCAGGAATGCGCCGACATCGAGCCAGAGCGTGTCGCCAGAGATGCCGGTGCGACTCCACACCTGCACCCGCTGCAGCAGTGCTTTCGCGACGACGCACTGGCGGGTCAGATCGTGCTCGCGCGTGGCCAGTAGGTGGGCGAGGTGGTCTTCGTTGACCAGAAGCGCCCCGATCGAGACGGTCAGCCGGTCGCAGAAGTCGACGGCCGCAAGGCGTTGCTCGCCGGTCGGTTCGGTTTTGTCAGTCATCACACACCTCACCGCGCTCTGTGCGCGTCTGCCGTCTTTAGTGCAGCAACCGCGCGGCGTCTAGACGGTACGTCGCAAATGGTTGACGTGGCTTTGCAATGCGGCGAAAATGCCGTCCACGGTACCCGGCGCACCGAAAGCGACGAGAGAACAAGGGAAATGTGATGCAAACCGAACAGGCAGTAGACGACGACGGCAGCGAGGTCATCAGCGCGACCAACGACGAGGCCGATGCGGCAATCGTCGAGGGAAACACTGATGACGACGAGGTCATCGTCTCGATCGGGGACCCGCCGGCCCCAAAAACCGAAGAGCAAGACGACGACGAGGCACAGACACCCAAGGCAGCCGCTGCATGGGCGAAAATGCGCAAGGAAAAGGGCGACGCTGAGAAAAAGCTGGCGCAACTGCAGCGGCAGATTGACCAGCAGAAGCCATCGCAGGCTGCTCTCGCACTGGCGAAAGAGCCGACGCTTGAAGATGACGACGTCGACTACGACCAGTCGAAGTTTCGCGCGAAAGCAATCGCCTGGGCGAAGCAAAAGGCCGAGTTTGACGCCGTCAGCGCGCAAGCGACGAAGGCCGCGACCGACAAGCACGCTCTCTACGTCTCGTCGATCGGCAAGATGAAAGTTGGCGGGGAATCCGTCTCGCCAAAAGAGGCCCACGAACTCGTCACAGGTTCGTTTTCAGTGGACCAGCAAAACGCGCTGCTTCAGCACACCGATCAGACCCATCTCGTCGTGCTCGCTCTCGGCAACAGCCCCAACGAGGTCGCTCGCCTCGCCGGCATCACAGATCCCACGAAGTTCGCCGTCGCCATCGCGCGGCTTGAGGAGAAAATCAAAGTGACCTCACGCAAGCCGTCGACCTCGCCCGAAAAATCCCCCACCGGTGGCCGCACTGGCGCCATCGCAGACAAAAAACTCGACCAGCTTGAGGCTGAAGCCGACCGCAGCGGAGACCGCTCCAAAGTCGTCGACTACAAGCGCAAGTTGCGAGACACCCCCCGAAAGTAGGCTCGCATGTCCAACAGTTTTGCCAAAGAAGAACGCGTTGCGTTCGACGAGATGATGATCGGTTTCGACGACCAGCTGGCCGTCAGCAAACTGGTGCGTAAGTACGTCGGAGACCAGCAGGCGATGGAGCGCAGCAACAACACGATCTGGCGTCCCGCGCCCTACATCGCCGTGAGCAACAGCGGCAGCGACGCCACTGGCTCGTTCGACGACTACACCCAGCTCACCGTGCCCGCGAGCATCGACACGCAGCGCTTCGTTGCGTTCCAGATGAACGCGCAAGAACTCCGCGACGCCTTGCAGGAAAAGCGTCTCGGTACCGCTGCCGTAGAAAAACTGGCCAGCGACATCAACGTCGCCTGCCTCTCGCGCGCCTCGCTTGAGGGCACCCTGTTTGTAAAGCGCAGCGGCGCCGCGACCGGTTACGACGACATCGCCGAGGCCGACGCGCTGATGAACGAGCAGGGTGTGAGCAATCTCAACCGCCGTCTCGCGCTGTCGTCCCGCGATTATAACTCGATGGCCGGCGACCTCTCGAAGGCCTCGCGGTCGTTCGGCAACGAGATTTCCGACGCCGCGCTCCGCCGCGCCTACGTCGGACCCATCGCCGGCTTTGAGACATACAAGCTCGACTACGCCTTGCGCCAGCTCGCCGCTGCCGGTGGCGGTGCTCTCACCATCAGCACGCTGCCAGGCGGCGCCAACTTCTTCGTCCCCGCTGCGCGTACCGCGCCCGGTACGCAGGGGCAGACCGCCAACGTCGACAACCGCACACAAGTGGTCACCGTCTCCAGCACCACGAACGTGCGTTCCGGCGACGCGTTCACCATCGTTGGCGTTGAAGCCGCGCATCACATCACCAAGCTGTCGACCGGCCGCCTGAAAACCTTCCGCGTCATCGGCGCGCCTCTTTCGGGCACCACGCTGCGCATCTCGCCGCCGATCATCAGCGCGCAGGGCGGCAGCGACGCCGAGGTGCAGAACATCAACGTCGTGCTCACCAGCACTTCGGGTTCAGCCGCGATCGTGTTCCTCAACACCGTGACCAACACCCTCAACCCCTTCTTTTGTGAGGAGTCGATCGAAATCCTGCCCGGCCGTCTTGCCGTCCCCACCGACGCGGGCGCTGCGGTCATGTCGGCGACGACTGCCAATGGCATCCAGGTCGTGATGGCCAAGCAGTTCGACATCAAGTCCCAGAAAACCCTCTACCGCGTCGACACGCTGTTTGGCACCGTCTGTCTGCAGCCCGAGATGTGCGGCGTGATGATGTTCTCGCAGACCTGATCGCATGAGCGCCGCCGTGATGGCGGCGCTCTTTCTCTTCTGTTGGTTTCCTTTTTTCGTTGTTGAGGTTCGCCATGTCTCTTGTTGTCCCAGCTTTTGCACAGAACGACTTTGTCGTGCCCGCCACGGGTCTCGTCTCGTGTTTTTCCCAGGGCGCCTACACCGTCTCGCAGTCGATCCCCGGATCGGCCACCCCGGTGTTCACTCTGCTGTCCGCGCAGCCCGCGAGTGCAGCCGTGTTCACCTCGGGCGCCTACGCTGCCGGCGCAACGGTTCGCATCGACGCCAGCGGTGGTCAGCCGGTTGCCGTCGACGTCGGGCTTGCGCCATCGCCCAAGCTTGAGCGCTCTGCGATGTCCCAAGGCACCATCGCGAGTGCGGTCAACGTGACCGCCACGCTCACCGTGCCGCAGATGGCCGGCGGCATCATCACCTCGACGACCGCTGTCGCTGTCGCTGCGACCCTGCCCACGGGCGCTGTGCTGGACCTCGCCAGCAACTGGGGCATCGGCGAGGGACTGCTGTGGTCGTCGATCAACACGGGCGCTGCCAACGCGTTCACCTTGACCGCCTCGGCTGGTCACACCATCGTTGGCGGCGGCGTTGTTGCGCTGTCGACCTCGGCTCGGTGGAACACGGTCAAGACCGCGGCAGCGACGTACATCACCTACCGCGTGTGACCCCCTCAACAAGGCCCGCCGACGTGGCGGGCCTTGTCTATTTCTCTGGAGATCCCATGCCCGAACAGTGCTTCCCCACCATCCTCTACAAGAGCCCCGGCCCGCTCGACGCCGGCAACGGCGCGACCTACAGCTACGCCGGCTGCAACGACGCCGTCGACCTTGAGATCGCGCTCTCATCTGGCTGGCACCTCACCCTGCCCGATGCGCTCACCGCGGCACTGCCCGTCGACCCGATCGCTGCTGACGAAAAGCTCGCCGCTGCCGCCAGCAAAAAGAAGGGCTGACCCATGTCTTGGACACGTCGCCAGTTCTGTCGTGCTGCTCTGAAAGAGCTGGGCATCGGCAACGATTACGACGCGTCACCGGAGGACCTGGAGGATGCCCGCGCGCGCCTCGACGCCATGATGGCAGAGTGGAACGCGCGCGGCATTCGCCTCGGTTACCCGATCGGTCAAGATCCCTTCGACGGCGACCTCGACGCCAACACCAACGTCCCCGACGCGGCCAACAACGCGATCGTTCTCAGCCTCGCGACGGTGCTGGCGCCGAGCTACGGCCGGCCGGTGCAGCCGGGAACCACGAGCGGTGCTGCGCGTGGCCTCGCTGTGCTCCTACAACGAGCCGTCGTGCCCCCGACGCAACAGTTGCCGTCGATGCCTTCGGGCGCAGGCAATCGTCGCTGTCGTGGTATCCTGAATAACTACACGCCGGACCCTCTCGTCTTGCTCGACGGCGGGCCCGATGGCGAAATTGAACTACCCTGACGCGAGGCCACGACGATGCCGACGATCAACCAGTTTTCCGCTGTGACCTCGATCAACCCAGGCGACCAGTTGCTTGTTTTCTCGTCGAACAACGGCGACACCCGCAAGGCCAGTATCTCGACGCTGTTGGAGTTTTTTGAAACCAACTTCGCATCGCCTGAGTTCATCGAGGTGTACGCCAGCCCAACGCTCTCGGGCTTCGTCGTGCCTATCCCGGACTCGGCGGCGAACCAGTGGCTGATTCTCGCGCCAACCGGCGCCTTCGCCACTGGCTCGATCACGCTTCCGCTGTCGTCGGGCCTCGTTGACGGCCAACAGGTACTGGTCACGACCACGCAGGCAACCACCACGTTCTCGGTCAACGGCAACGGTGCCAGCGTCATCGGGTTTCCCACGGCGCTCGGTGCTGGCGGGTTTTTCTCGTTGCGCTACGAAAAGCAGGGAAACCGCTGGTTCACGACGTCGACCACGCTCGGGGTGACGTCTACATTTTCGACAATCACGCTGACGTCGGACACGGGAACGATCAAAGACGTCAACAGCCAGACGTCACTGCAGTTGACGAAAAACTACCCTGGTGTGGTTGCCGGGAATTTTGTCCAAATCGACAACCGGGCAACGGGCGACGGGCCGTCTGTGTCGGCGCGTGGCGTCGACACCAACATCAGTCTCACCGTCAGCTCAAAGGGAACAGGCGAGCTGAGTCTCAGCTCAAGTGGCTGCAGCTTCAAGGCGGCCGATGTCACGTTGACGTTGACCTCTTCGTTTGTCACGGCGAACTGTGACGTTTTCACGGTGAACGGCGCACTTGCTCAGTCCGCCGTCTTGGTCGCGTCACTGGGCACCGCAACCACAGGTCAAAGAAAATTCGTCAGCAACTCCACGGTGGATGCGTCAGGAAATTTTGGCGCCATTGTGGCGGGCGGTGGCACCTTCGACGTCCCGGTGTACGCCGACGGCGCTAGCTGGCGGATCGGCTGAATGCAGATTCCCATCCTCAGTGGCGTCTACACCGACAACGGGCCAGACATGCGGCTGGCCTACCCGGTCAACCTCATGCCCACGCCGACGAAGACGGGCATCAGCGCGGGCTACCATCGCCCCGCTGACGGCCTCGTCGCCGTTGGCCTTGGTTCGGGTGTCGGCCGTGGCGGCATCGAGTGGCGCGGAATCCTGTATCGCGTGATGGGCTCGCGGTTTGTGTTCATCAGCGCCGCGGGTGACGTGATAGACATCGGCGAGGTCGGCGAAGGCGGGCCGGTCACGTTCACCTACGGATTTGATTACCTCGCAGTCATCAGCAACGGCAACGCGTACCTCTACGACGGAATCACGTTGGCGCAGATTGTCGATGTTGACCTTGGCGTCGTCGTCGATGGCCAGTGGATCGACGGCTACTACCTGTTCACCGACGGCGCCTCGTTGATCGTGACCGAGCTGACCGACCCGTTCGCCATCAACCCGCTGAAATACGGCAGCAGCGAATCCGACCCCGATCCGGTGCTGGCCATCTTGCGGTTACGCAACGAGATTTACGCGCTCAACCGCAACACCATCGAGGCATTCGACAACATCGGGGGCGCGCTGTTTCCGTTTCAGCGCATTGACGGCGCCAAGATCAACAAGGGCACGATCGGCACGCATGCGTGTTGCGTTTTCCTCGAAACGCTGGCGTTTGTTGGCGGCGGACGCAACGAAGCGCCGGGCGTCTACCTCGGGGTTAATGCGTCGGCGACGAAGATCAGCACCGTCGAGATTGACCGCGTGCTCGCGACGTTCACCGAGGTGCAGCTGGCCACCACTGTCGTCGAGACGCGCAACGGCAACGACCACAGTTATCTGTACATCCACCTCCCAGACCGAACCCTCGTCTACGACGCGACCGCGTCACAGCAGCTTGGTGACGCGGTGTGGATGACGCTCACCACGTCACTCTCAGGGCTCGGCCAGTACCGGGGGCGATACCTCGTGTGGTGCTACGACCGTTGGAACGTCGCAGACCCATCCTCGTTCGTCGTGGGCATCCTGTCGTCAGAGGTGTCGAGCCACTATGGGCAGCCGGTGCAATGGGAGTTTTCCACGGGCATCACCTACGCCGACGGCAAGGGTGCCATCTTCAACCAACTGGAGCTCGTCGCGCTCACCGGCCGCGTGGCGCTCGGCGAAGATCCGTCGATCACGACCAGCCACAGCGCCGACGGCATGGTGTTTTCGCAGGAGCGCTCGATCAAGGTCGGCAAGATCGGTGAGCGGATGAAGCGCCTGGTGTGGTTTCGCTGTGGACAAATGCGGCACTGGCGCATTCAGCGTTTTCGCGGCACGTCTGACGCGCATGTTTCGTTTGCTCGCCTTGAGGTTAAGATTGAAGGGCTGGCCTACTGATGACGACGACGCTGCGCCTTGACCGGTCCCAGCTGAGCAGGGCGCTCGGCGATGACAGCGAGGTCGTCAAACAGTTTGAGAAGCTGATTGCGCTGGTCAACGCCTTGCCCGCTGGTGGCGGTGGCAGTGGCGTCACCTCGGTCAACGGCGATATCGGGCCCGCTGTCGTGCTGACCGCTGGCGACGTCGGCGCCGCAACGGTAGCGGCGCCCGCCGCAGCGGTTGCCGCGCACGTTGCACTGGCTGACCCGCACACGCAGTACCAGCGCGAGGTTGAGCGCGACGCCGTCAACGGTTACGCTGGCCTCGACGGCCTTGGCGACATCGCGGCATCGGCCATCCCGCCGACGACAGTGACGGCGGGCAGCTACACGCTGACCAACCTCACCGTCGACGCAACAGGGCGCATTACCAGCGCGGCAAACGGTGTCGGGGGCGGGCCGCCGACTGGCGCAGCGGGCGGGAGCCTTGCGGGCACCTACCCAAACCCTTCGTTTGCGGCTCTCTCCGTCGGCACGCCAGAGCTTGCGGCGCTTGCCGTCACTGATGCGAAAGTAGCGGCGGCGAACAAAGACGGCACGGCAGCGACCCCGTCAATGCGCACGCTCGGCACGAGCGCTGTGCAAGCTGCGGCTGGTGATGACACTCGCCTCGTCGGCAACGAGAAGACCGCGAACAAGGACGTGGCCAGCGGCTACTTCGGTCGCGGCGCTGACAACGCCATCACTCTGCCCGAGGCATCGCCAACGACGCCAGCGCCAGGGTTGCTCAAGGCGTTTTCCCGCAACGTCTCGGGCCGGCAGATGCTCGCGATGATCGGGCCAAGTGGCCTCGACACGGCGCTTCAACCGATCCTCGCGCGCAACAAGGTTGGCTGGTGGAATCCGCTGGGCAACGGCGCCACCGTGACGTCTATCGGGCTGCTTGGCCCTACGACGCTCGGCGCCACCGCGACGCGAAACGTGGTGACGACGAGCATCCTGACGAGCGTTCGCCGCGTCGGATACGTCAGCACTGCGATCGCCGGCACGCTGGCCGGGTTTCGGCACGGCAGCGCGCAGCTGTTTCGCGGCCTCACTGACCGCGGCGGGGTTCACATCATCCTGC